CTGCTCCTTTCGCTTTGGCCGCGGATGATTCCGTTTTGTCGGCCTTGGCTGCTGGAGCCGCAGTCAGTTCGTGTCCTGTTAAGGACGCCAAAATTGACTCGCGTAGACTCTCGGTTGATGTCGGCCCAGTGCTCTGTTGCTGGCCACTGGCCTCTGACGCGCCTGATTTGGACCCGGGGGCTGCGACTCCGGGCCGGGACGTGGACGCCCCGGGCTGTGTGTTTGTGATCATGCTGTTAACCGCCGCAAGAGGCGTAGAAACAGTTTCCTTGGTATTCCTCTCCGGAGATCCTGCTGCCGCGCCGGCTACCAACCGGCGCGGCGTGGGAAACAGGACCGCCGCCATCTACAACAACTCTCGTTTGCGCGTGGGAAGGAAACAGAAAGAACCCACTGCAACCGACTACTCACATAAAGCCTGAACCCCGTACCGTGTCAAGGTCACCACCCCCACAAATCTTTATTGGCCCGCAGGTGCAACCTGCTGCTCCCTCGCCCATGCGCCCAGCAACGTCGCCTGCAGATCCACCAACCCCGCACACCGCCCCGCATTATAATGCCGCGTCTCACTCGCCAGATTCGGCTGCACCGACGCATCACGCGCCAGCATGATCTCCTGGTTGAGAATACTATGCAGCGCCTTCCACCACGCCGTCTCCGCCGTCACCCCCGCCAGCCCCATGCTCACCACCAGCGGATCCAGTTGCACATCTTTCAACCGCTCCGACCGCACCAAGAGAATGATCTCCGCTCGCAATATCTGCTCAGTGCGCCGCAACTCTTCCACCTCCTTCGCTTGCTCCTGCAACTCCTTCACCTTGTCACCCAACTCCCCAATGCTCCTCCAGTAAGCATCCCTCTCCCGCCTTACCTGATCGAACTCCTTCCCGGCCTCCGCGAGCTTCTGTTCAAATTCTTTTCGGACAAACTGCAGCGTCTTCTGCGTCATATCCCGCTCCCCCTTCACCAACTCCAACTCCTCCCGCAACGCCCGCTCCACCGCCGTCTCTTTCCGTTCCCGCTTAAAAATGCTAAACATAATTTCCTCCCCTTCCCTAATCTGTGTTTATCTGTGTGTATCTGTGGTTAAACCTCCGGCCCCGGCTGCACCCCAATCCTTCCCACCGTCTTGTTCTCCTCCTGCTTCTGGCTCATCATCAGATTCTCCGCGTACTTCTGCACCAGCTTGAAAAATTGCGGATCACTCCGCAGCGCCTCTTGATACTTCGGATTCGCCGCGATGATTTGCTGCGCATACTGCAGCTTCGCACCCGCGGCCGGGTCCAGCTCCACATACTGCGGCTCATTCCCCAGCGCCATCAGCGCCAGATCCTGCTGCACCTGCTGGAAGATCTGTTGGCTCGCCTGCTTCCCATCCTGGATCAACTCACTCGCCCACGTCGGATTCGTCGCCTGAAGTTGCATCTTCGTCCACTTCGCGCGATCCACCACCCCGCCCACATCCGTCGGGATCACGGTTTCATTCACCGTCTGCAACATCCCCTTCACGAACTCCGGATCCAGCTCCCGCACATCAAAGCCCAGTTGCGCATCGAAAAGATTCTGCTGCTTGCGCCGCTTCTCCAGCCAGCCCTCCGGCGCGCCCGTGATCTTGGCGAACTCCGCATCTGGCATGTACATGCGACAATACCCCAGCGCCATCTTCAACGCCTGCGTCCACATCATTAGAAAGCGATTCACCCGGCCCTGATTCTTCGTGTCACTCACCGTCGGATCCACATTCGGCCCGCGCCGCCCAAAGTAACGATCAATCTTCTTCTCATTCACCTCCAGCAGATTGAACGCCCACGGCAAGCCCACCTGCGGAATGTTCAGGAACCCCGGCTCCTTGCCTGGCGTCACCGTGTTCTGCACCCCCGGCCCAAATTTGTAACGTGCCCCCACGCTGTTCTGATACACGTTCAGCGGCGGAAACACCGCCACGCTCGTGTAATCCACCACCCCGTCCACCGTCACCTTCTCCACCCGCTGCCAGGTGTTCACGATCTCCGGCACCCCGCGGCTGCTCGTGATCAGTCGATTCCACAACTCCCGCTGGCCCGCCACATACGGGATCTTCCCCTCCGGCGTGTCCATGATCTCATGCAGCGCGTAGGAATCCGCCACACTCACATGGAAAACCGTATGATACACCGCCGGGATATCATCACTGTCCAGCGCCTTATAGACCGCATGCACCACCTCCACCAACCCATCCTTGCCCGTCTCCGTCTGCGTCCAGCTCGTGCCCGGCCCCGTCCCCTGCATCGCCGTCACGATGCTCGTCGGCATCTCCGCATAGGCGTAGTTATTGCCCCAGCTCGAGAACTTGCCTTTGAACTTCAGCGCCTCATCCACCCAGCGCGCATTCCAGCCCTCCGTGCGAACCTTCGCGCGCATATCCTGCTCCGTCAGCCATTCACGATGATACACCACGCTCGCCCGTTGGATATCTGTGCAATCGCCCGGGATGAACACATCCTCCCACGGCTTCAACGCATACACCATCGGCTCATTCCGGCACACATACGGCAGCGCCACCTCCGTCTGCCCCTCTTCGCGCAACTCCTTCACCGCCCGCTTCGCCTTCGCCAACTTCATCTCCGGCACCTCCACATCCGCCACCGCATTCACCTGCGCCACCGCATACACCTGGTAAATCTGCTGGATCGCTGGCGCCGTCACGTCATCCATCGTCTCGTCCAGGATCAACGCCGGCAGATCTTGCGGAATGCTCCCTTGCGGCATCTGCCCCACCAAAAACATCAATTCCTCCAGCGTCACCGTCCGCCGCTGATACTCGATCTCCAGATCCCACGTCGGATGCAGCATCACCCAGCCCAGCGTGTGCATGTATTGCGCCGACAACTCCACCTCATTCTGCAACCGATGCACCAGCTTGTCATTCACCAGCCAGCCCAGCAATTTCAGCGCATACTGGCTCTCCTCCTTCTGCCCCGCCATCTGCCGCCCCAGCGCCCGCGTGAACCCCGTCGTGCAGATATCCACCGCCTCATTCACCAGCTCATCCGCCGTGAGCGGCCGATGATCATTTGCCCCGTCAAACGGAAATGCCTGATGATCCCCCGTCGAACGCTTCTTCCCGTCCGCCCATTGATTCGCCCAGATATTCAACCGCTGCCGCTCATTGAACGTCAGCCGATTCCACCCGTTCGACGTGTACGGCGTGCAGCCCTGGAATTGCTGGATCAATTCCTTCAACTTCGGCTTCATCGAAGCCTCCGCCAGCGGATCACGATAATTCTCAGTCGCCATAAGAAACCCTCTAAAATCAATCAGACAGAAAGACAGACCAACCCGCACTATACTCCCCCCGTCAAGGTAAACGGTTCATATAAGCCTGCCGGTGCAACCGGCTAATAAGACCCCCCACCCCACGCCGCCCTCACCGTCGCATCGTAATACTGCACATCCGCCGTCGCCAGATACCGCAGCAGATCCATGATATCCTTGCACCCCGCATTCTCCCCACCCGTCCCCGTATAATTCGACAGCGCCCAGATCACCTGCTCACACTCCTCGCTCACATACAGCTCCGGACAATTCATCACCCCATCCAGATCCTGCTTCTTATCGTAATGCAGCATCTCATTGATCGCCGATAACCCTTCCCGCTCATTGAGCCCTTTAGCCGGCTGCACATCCATCACCGGCCCGATCACCTCGCCCGACTTCCCATCCCGCTGCTCCGCACCCAGCAGATCGATGATGCATGTCCCCCCATCCTCGCTGATCTTCGCATCCCGCCCCGCCCGCGGATCGATGAACCGTTCCCCGATCACCTCCTGCACCACCACCTCCCGCTCCTTCGCCTCCGCCGCCAGCTTCACCCGATACGGATCCACCTCATCCGTCCCGTCCAACCGCTTGCCCGTCGGCAACACCCGCTCCTGCGCCAGCCACTCCTGCTTGTATTGCAAAATGCCGTAACCCATCGACCGCTGCGCCGGTCCTCGATCCCCATCAAACTGATTCGGATTACTCGACGGCACCGCCCAAGCCCCATACGCCTGCGCATTCGGCCAGTCCCGATAAATGTATTTCTTATGCTTCCCATTGCTCGCCCGCTGCGACGACACCGCCACCCAGATCGCGCACCAGTTACGATTCCCCGCCGGATCTTGCACCATCACATTTAACCGCACCATCGGCAACTGCCCCGGCTTCACGATATGCACCTGGCCGAACATCGGGCACGCGCGATGCTTCGTATCCGTCGCATACCCATACGCATCCTGCATTATTTGAGACTCCGGCTTGCCCTGCAGCGCCTCCCGCACGTTCTCATAATTCGGCGGGAACGGATTCAAGATCGTGTGAAAATACAACACACTCACCCCTGGCGTCCCCGCCTGTTGCACGTACGGCATATGCCCTGGTGGACAATCATCCACATACCGCCGCTGCTCGCTCAACAACTCCGCCGGCCTGCTCTCCGTCGTGCGCGCCACCCCGATCAATTCCTTGATCGCCGTCGTGATCCCCATCAATGGCGAGAATGTCCAGATCCATTTCGCATTCCGCGTCGTGCACCGCAACCGCACCGTGTTCACCCATTCCCACGTCGCATCCTCATCCAGCCACGCGCCCAAGTTGATCAGCTCCGCCCGATCCGCCATCGCATCCTCCATGTCCATCGACAACTGCGCCCCGAGCTGCCAGCCCTGATACTCCTTGTAATCCTGGTTATACGTCAGGAAATGCATCTCCGTCCGATTCGGCAGCACCAAAATCCGATCCGTGAACCCGCCATCCTGCGAGTAATTGATCTTCGCCGCCCCGTGCCGTTTCTTCCCGTTCAACGCCTTGATCTCCGGCGGCAGATACTTCCAGATCAGCGACTGCTGCTCCGCAATGCTCGTCTTCTCCGAGCCCTGCATGCACCACATGCGCCCCTTCGGAAACGCCATCGCCGCCTGCACCATCCGCTTCGCCGCCCGCTCCGATTTCGTCGCCCGCTTCCCGCCCCCGATATACTGCCCCTTCATATCCGGCCGCCGCAATTCACGATCCGCATCCCGCCAATGCGGCAGATCAAACCCGTACAAGAACGGATTCCCCTCATCACTCGCCAGCCGGATCAACTCCTCCCGCTTATGATACGCCTGCAAGATCTGCGGCAATACGTGCTCCGGCGCATTCGCCACATCCGCCTCCGTAAACTCCCACGGCACCAGCGGATGCGGCGTCGCCCGCAACAACGCCCGCCGCTCCTTCCCCACCCCGGTAGGGCAAAGGTGCTCCTTTGCCGTTGCTGAATGTATTTCCATGCTTAATTCCATCTTCGCTTCCTTCGCGCTCTTCTGTTCAATCCTCTTCTTCTTCCGCCCCCCGCACCGCTGCCGCATTCCGTTTATACTGCTCGAACCGCATGCAACTCTTCCGGAAGATCATCTCACAATCCCCCGTCGGCCCGTTCCGTTGCTTCGCCACGAACACATTGCGCCGGTGACTCCAATTACTCCAATCCCCACCCAGTTGCTGCACCACCTCCCGCTGCTGCTCATCCTTCAACTTCGGCTCCCAGATGAACATCAGCGCATCCGCGTCCTTCTCCAGCGCACTGCAATCCGCCAGATCACTCATCCGCGGCTTGCGACTCTCCTTCTCCGCCTCGCGATTCAACTGCGCCAACGCCAGCACCGGGATGCGCAACTCCTTCGCCAACGCCTTCAGCCCGTTGCTCACATCCGTCAGCTCATCCGCCCGGGAATTGTAATGCTTGCCCCGCTCCCCCTTCATCAACTGCACGTAATCCACCATCATCAGCCGGATCCCATGCTCCTGCACCATCCGCCGCGCCTTGCTCCGCAGTTCCATGATGCTGATACTCGCCTCGTCATCCACCCAGATCGGCGCCACCAAAAGCTGTTTCGCCACCGCCGGTAACTTCTCCGTGTCATCACTCGTCAGGTAACCCGTGCGATACCGCTGATAATCCGCCCGCGCCCGCTGGAACATCAGCCGGCTCCACAACTCCTCCTTCGTCATCTCCAGCGAGAACACCCCGCACGGCACCCGCAGATCCAGCCCCACATGCTCCACCACATTCATCCCCAGGCTCGTTTTACCAAAGCCCGGCCGCGCCGCCACGATGATGAACTGCCCCGGTTGCATCCCGCACAGCATCTTGTCCAGATACGCAAACCCCGTGGACAACCCCCGCATCGCGCCCTTCCCCCGCTGATACTCCTCGATCTCATCCATCGTCGCGATCGTCAGCTCCTCCGCGCTCGACTCCTTTTTGGAAGTCCGCAACGCCGTGAACGCCATGAACTCCTTCTCGATCGTATCCAGCACCTGCTCCAGCGCCTGCTGCTTGCCGTCCAGCATCTCCGGCTCATACACCAGCGCCTGCGCCCGCGCCGCCGTTTGCAACACCCGCCGCAGTTGATACCGCTCCCACACCGTATCCAGGTAAGCCGGCAGATTCGCCGCACTCGGCACCCGATCCTGCAACTCGTTCAGATACCCCACCCCGCCGATCTCTTCCAACTGGTTCGCCACCGAGAGCCGCTGCATCACCGTGATCAGATCCACCACCTCCCCATGCTTCTGCATCGCCAGCAGATGCGTGAACAGCACCTGATGCCGCAGATCATAAAACACCTCCACCGTATGCTTGAACCGTTCCCCCGCCAGATTGATCGCCCCCTTCGGCTCCAGCAGACAACACCCCAAAACCCCCTGCTCCGCCTCCAAAGAATGCGGCGGCAGCCGATCCAACTTCGACAAATCCACACTCGGCTGCTGCTTCCGCCGCCGCGACTTCTTCCAATCCTCATGCTCGTTCATAATTCCTGTTTCCCTTTCCGTGTATTCTGCGTATTCCGCGGTTAAAAATTGGCCCGTAGTGCAACTACTCCCCCATAGGCCCGTCGTGCAACGACTGCATATCCACCGCCGTCACCATCCACATCATGGGATCGATCCCCGCCGCCGAGAACTTCTTCACCAACGGCTTCACCGCCGTCAGCGGATTCTTCTCCCCCGTCGCGTCCATCATCGCCCCGATGCACAACCGCTCCATCACCGTCGCCCCTTCCCACCGCTCACCCATATCCCCCTTCACCTTCGCGTGCAGATCCACCAACTTCTGCGCCAAAGCCGCCCGCTCAAAATCCACCAACTTCCCGTTCTCATTGTTTCCGCTCATAGTTTTTACCTTTCGATTTTTAGCTGTTCCTGTTTTTCCATTGGCCCGCCGGTGCAACCGGCCTACCCGGCCGCCAATTCGGCCCGCAACTCCGACAACGCCTGCCGCATCGCCGACAAATCCAGCCGCTCCTTCTCCGTCGGCTCCGCCACCGCATATTCACTCTGATGATTCGCCACATGCTCCCCGATCAACCGCTCCAACTCCTTCGCCCGATTCTCCTTCCCGATACGGATGGCCGTCGCATTTTGCGGCCCATTTTTAGGCACCTCAGACCCCGGCCCGCGCACAAACGTGCCGCGCATCCGACGCTGCTCCCGCACGAACGCCGCGTGATGCCGCAACCGCTCCACATCGATCCCGCGCCACCGCTCCGCCGCCGGCTTCCGCTCCTGGTTATCCCATTCCATCTGGATCTGCTCCGTCGTCAGCGACTCCATCTCCCCCGCCGCCTTCCACTCCGCCCAAGTCGGCCAATGATACTCCTTCGAGACGGCCCCGCCGCCCTCTTTTGCCTTCTCCCCTTGATTGGCCTGCGGGTGCAACCCGCCCGCTGGGGGGGGTGTATTAGTACCTCCACTCCTATCCACTCCACTCCTATCTAATAGCTTATCCCGCGAGGAACCCACCGGAAACCCATGGGTTTTACTTGGGATAACCTTCGGTTTGCTTGGTTCAACCTCCTGTTTCTTAGGTGGACGCCCACCGTAAACCCCATTTTTCCAAGCACTTACCAGCTTCGCGTTGTGCTTCTCCCAATTCACCACCGACACAATCCCCCGCTTATCCACCCGCACCCAAGGCCCTTCGCCAAAGAAGTCCGTGGTGAGAATTTTGAACAATTCACCCTGTTTTCCCTCCCAACGCGCCACTGCCTCGATGTAGAGCGGGTCTTTTTTCCCCCAATTCTCCCCCCGCTGCGCCACCTGGCAATGTCCCCAGAGCCGCACCAGCACCTCCATCGCCAGCCCGGGATACCCCGCCGCCTTCAGCGCCGTCTGCAGCCCATGAAACCGCGGATGATTCACCAATTCCGGCGTCACATTCATCGTGCCCCCTCCGTTTCAACCCGCCGAAATTTGACCACCCACACCCAAGGATTTGCCGCCCAAGAGTAATCCGGCTTCCCCTCCTTCCGCTTCCCATTGATGCTATCCCAAAGCCGTGCGTAGCGATCACAATGCAACGAGCCATTCACCAGCCCAGCAGGTGAGTAATATCCGATGAACCGCACCACCCCCTCCGCGATCGCATCCGCATCCGTGATCTCCTGCACCCGCTCCACCCGCACACTCACAATCTCCAGCAAGATCCGCGAAGCCTTCCGCGTGCAGAAGATCGACGGCTTCCACTTACCTCGAAACTCCTTGGGCCCGTCAGCGGCATACACAAACCGCGTGCTCTTGTAGTCCCAACTGTGTCCACGGCCATTGGGCTTCACATCCAGCACCTCCTGAAACGTCTCCTTCACCCAAAGCCGGTCGCCGGGTTGGCCGTATGGACATTTGAAGGTATGCGGGTGAAAGATGCCCATTTTACCACTGTTGGACTCCCAAGCGTACATGGCTTTGTCTGTATCCCACTGAACCGCCCGCGCCGGATCGGGCACTGGTTGTAGCTTCACCACCCGCCGCGTCTGCGTCTTCCGCCCGTCCAGAATCGCCCGCACCATCGCCCCCGAGAACAAGATCGGCCTCTCGATGTTCGATGTTTCCCCCTTCATATTCTCCTTATCCACGCTCCCCCGTTCAGCTTGAACTGCCAGCGCGGGCCCCTGGGACTCACCAGCAGCAGCGCTGGGCGACCCTGCACCTTGTCCCGCCGCCAGCACCACCGCGCCGGCCGCGCCTCGTCCGTGAGCCGAATCAGGCTCCGCCATTTGAACTTTCGCCATGGTACTTTGTCTTTCTCTTTCTTCATCAGCCCCTTCCGGGGCGGTTTGTTCCGTGTCTCCCAATCAACTACCCGTTTTTCCGCACCGCTTCCTTCTGCTCCGGCGTCTCTCCGCGGATCGTAGCCATCAACTTGCGCACCGTCCGGCCATACGACTCCATATCGATCTCCAACATCCCCGCCCGGTGAAACGAATCTGGGCGGATGCACGGCCGCAGATCCTTTTCCAACTGCCCCAGCCCCGCCTGAATGCGCTCCTCCAGCACCTTGTCCTTGTTCCCCTTCAACTCATCCAACTCCGCCTGTGTCAGTAGATATTGCATACCCATGTTTCCTTTCTTAATTGCCCGCCGCTTTATCTTCATCCACCGCAGGCACTGGCCGCGGGAATCGTTCATCAAACCGCTTCAGCGCCGTATCCGCCCAATGTTTCCCGCTATCCTGACACGTTGAATTGCTTGATTGCACGTAAGCCACATACACATCACACCAGAGCTGCTTCCGCTTTTGTTCATGATCTTTATCCATAGTCTTTTTCCTTTTCCTGTTTTCTTAATTGCCCGCCGGTGCAACCGGCAACGCGCGCTCCAACGCCAGCAGATACAACGCCTCATACCGCTCCTCCACCAGCCGCGCCCCTTTTTCCACGTCCGCCGTCTGACTCGCCGCCCACGCCACCGCCTCCCGCATCATCACCACCCGCTGCGCCGGCGACACCAGCCCCAGCAACTCATTCCCGGGACACGTCAGCCCCTGGCGGATCTTGTAGAACGCCGTCCGCTCCAACTGATGCGCCGCCTGCCGCGTCACCCCCATATCCTTTGCCGCCTCCGCCAACGTGCACGCCGCCAGCCGATACCGGTAACTCTCAAACCCCTGCCCAAACGACTCCCCTGGCAGCCGCTTGATCTTCTTCGCATAATTCCGCCGGCTCACCTCCGCCCGCGACGGCTTAGGGCCCGCTGGCGTCACCGCTGCCCCCGCACTCAACTCATTCGTGCTGATCATCTGTTTGCCTTTCCTTTTTAACGGCATTGGGATTGCTTACTAAGCATCCAGAGTTACCCCCGCCCGCCGATCTCCACCAGCGCCTGGTCAATCGCCATCCGCAACTTTGGATCCTCCAGAATTTCCAACGCCTTGGGTTTATGGTCACCAGTCAGAGACTCGCGGATTTGCTCCTTCACCGCCTCCTTTCGGAACTCCATCGCCCGTTGGGGCATCCTGTTGTATGCGGCGATTTTTTCTTTCAAACCAGCCGATACGTTCGGGACTTTGAAGGTGAGCGTTTGATTGTAAGGGCAGAATCCGTCGATCAACGGCACCTTCAGGCCCGTCTTCATCAGTTCTTTGAACAAGGCCGCCTGAATCTCTTCACCTGCCTTTTTGCGCGCCTCTTTGATGGTCTTATCCAGCTCCGCGTGCTTCTGTTCTGCACGAATGAGCATGGCCGTCATCAGTTCGGATTTACGGATCGGCGGATTTGATTTTGCCGCCTGCTCTTTGATAGGTACTAATGCTGTCGTCATACTGTTTTCCTTTTTTATTGGTTTCACCGTCCGTCTAAAGCGTGCGCTGCCTCAGATCTCCAACCGCGTGCGTAACCCGTGCACATTGTCGATCAACCGGCTGATCCGTGAATTCTGCTCCTCCAGCCGCCCCCCCAGGCTCGTGCAAGTCGGCGTGCGAGGCAGATCCACACCCAACACGTTTTTCTCCTCCGTCTGCCGCAACACCGGATCCAACTGGATGCCCAACTTCTCCACCGCGTTCTCCAGCTCGCAGATCATCTTCTCCATCTCACTCAGAGAGGCCCACACCTCGGGCTCGCGCACTGCGTTGCCCGGCATGTCTCCCTGCGCCCCCATGACCGGAATTGGACCACCCCTCAGAACTGATTTCCCGATCACTCCGCTTAGTTTTGTTTCCTTCATACTTTTTCCTTTTTTGTTGGTTTCACCGTCCGTCAAATCAGTTCCCCCTCCCGCCCGTACTTCGCGCGGAGCTGCACCTTCAGCTCCACCGTCGTCAGCTTCTTCTCCACCGGTGGACGCCACAGATCCACCTTGCCCGGCAAGCCCCACTTCCCCCGCCACCGCGGCAACCCGCCCACCAGCTCGAACGTCTGCCCCGCCACATGCCGCGCCTCCAGCACCATCCCCCGCATGAAGTTTGAGTTATCCTGCACCCGCACCACCTTGATCTGCCCCGGCTTCCCTGGCGGATGCGCCTCCACGATCCGCCGATTCACCGGCAACGCCCGATACACCACCAAAGTAGTCAACTTCACCCGCGGAATCTCGGCGGCCGCCTGATCCAGCATCTTTTGCGCAACACCCTTCGGCAAATCCATGAACGGCACCGTGCCCGGCCCATACACCGGCGTATCCTTGTCCCGCGCCGGCACCTTTACCGGCGGCAACACCTGAAACTCACCCGCCTGCTTCTGTGATTTTTTACGCGCCATAATCAGCCTTTCACCACTCGCCTTGTTTCTGTGACCTGGACGAGCTGATATTCAAACCCGTCCCCATGGATTGATGTTTTTCGTGCATGCCGCAGGGAAATCAGCGCATTACGCTTTGTAGTCGGCGAGGACCACAGTGCCCACTTGCCTCCGTCGTATCTGGCTTCAACTGAGTATCGGACTCTTTTCTTCATACCTCTCCTTTCAACAGTTTGATCATCATCTCATGCGTATGCAGCGCCGCCTCCTCCTCCTTCGAGAGCCCCGCGATCGGATTCTCCGCCCGAAACTTCCGCAATTTTTGCGCCTTGGCTTCATGCACCGCCAACAACTGCGCCACCACCCGCCCACACCGGCACAACTCTTGAACCTCGGGCACCAGTAACTGCACCTGCACCAGCTCTTGTCCGCCCTCTATGAAACACCAAGCGGCCAGCGTCGCGACCCGCCGCGCATCCATCGCCTGCGCCACCCGCTCAATCTGCCCAATTTTTTCCAGCGTCAGCATAAGTTTTTAGCCGTTTTTAACCGCGTTTTTTGGGTTCATAATCACCCCCGCCGAAGGGAATGGGGCGCAGTTTTTGTGCCCGTTAAATTTGATACGTCCTCTAATGAAGCGGACTTCGTACTGCGCTGCGAATGAGTGCCACCAGATTGTGTCAGTCCGCGAGGGCACCAGACAGACAACGAGGGCACCAGACAGACAAGATTCATGGGCTTTTTGCATCCAAACCCCGATCTGCCGCCCGTACGGTGGATTCATGAAGACGCGGTTTTTACCCCAATCTTGAGCCAGCCCATTTTCCTCGATCGTGAAGTGGTTTTTGCACTTCGCATTTTCATGCGTGGAGCACGGATCCAACGTGAACCGGAACTCCGCATGCAGCGCATCAAACAGATCCTGCGGCGTGGCCCATTCGTTGGATGCACTGCTGAACATCAGCGTGCTCAAACGGTTCCGACCCAGTTCATCAGTCGTCTTCATAATCATCGCGCCATTGTGCTCAAAATTTTCTCACCTTAACCCATCGCTGATACCCACCCCCCGCGCACGAAAGGCACCCCCCCCCGCCCCTTCCGCCCGCGCGCCTTCCGCCGCGGCCGCCGCCTGGTCGCCCGCCCATCTCCGCACCGCGGCCAGCGCCTCCCGCATCACCACCACCCGCTGCGCCCCAGCCGGCACCCCTTCACCCCGCCCATTCCACATCACCACCCGCACCATTTGCCTAGAATCCGCCATATTACAGCCCTTTCCCATCACTCCCGCCTGATTGTGAATCAGAAGTTTCCACATCAATCACCCGCGGCGCCGCCTTCAACATCTCCCGCAGCCTGGCCTGCTCCCCGCGCAGATCCTCCACGGTTATGCGCACCTCATGCTGATTCGCCACCGGCACCTGCCCCCGCAGCGCCGCCGCATTGCGCAAGAGAATATCCGCCGCCAATCCCTTTTCTCCCGTCTTCATCCGCTTCGAGAGCACATCATCTTGTATTGACTCCACCACCATCGCGGCCACCTGCTCGCAACGGCTTGCCATACGCTCCTTAAACGTTGCTACGAGTTGCGGATGATGCTGCTCCACCGCCAGCACCGTGTGCTCCGACACCTTCAACACCTCGCAAATCTGCCGCACCGACATTCCCCCACCGCGCAGCTTCGCAATCGCCTCGAGCTGGATCTGCTGCGTGCGTGTGAGATTATGCTCATGCGAATGCGCCACCAACGCCGCCGGCAACGACTCCACATCAAAGCCCAGCTCCGTCCGCCACAACTCCACATCTGCCGCTGAAATCTCGCTCTTCATCACCAAAAACCGTAAAAATCCGCGTAAAAACAAAGGCCCGTGAGTGCAACTCACACTCGACGCTTCGCCAAAAACCGGTTCATTGACTGCCCCGACACCACCAACTGCGGCAGCTTGAACCCCTCCAGATCACCCGCCTGCACGCGCCGCACCACCCAGCGCACCGACCGACCGAAAAACCTCGCCGCCTCCGCTGCTGGATACACCCGCCGCTCTGCCCATGCCTTGCCGGCGCCCGTTGATTGCTCACCTGCTGCGATATCCATAAAAATCAGCCCTCAATTCATTAAAAACCGCTCCAGATGCGTCCACCCGCGACCACAGCCCCGCGGATGCACCACGATCGCCGTCAGGCACCGCGCAAACCCAAACCCCAACGCACACCCGCCCACATACCGCACGCCGGCCAGCTCGCCGCGCTGCAGCACCACATAAGCCACCGGCGCCGGCACCTGGACCTTCGCCGCACTCATGCGATCCTCCGCAGTGCACCA